ATCTACTCCCTTAAGTTGTTTAAAGTTTTTTTTAACTATTTCTCTTTTCTGTTCTGGATTGTATTTAAGCAATAAATACTTTCTTATTGTTTCTCGACAAAGTTTGGTATAACTGACTATCTCTTTAATAGAGAATCCACTCTCAAACAGTTGATAGATGTTATAAATAACTTTTTTGTCAACTGGTTTTTGTGCCATAATTTACTCTACACCAGAGGCACGCATATAGCAATCATAAGTCTTTTACTGAGTTTTTAGTACCAATCTTGGTATCTTTAACGCTGAAGCTAGGCATGTAATCTATAACCCTCTTTTTATCGTCTGTAATAGCAACTACTTGTTTGCCGTCAACTTCTTTAATTTGTCTATGCTGTATCTCGTCTAAGTGTCTTTGACCTGAAGGGTCTGAGTACCATCTCAACTTAGCCTGTGAGTAAGTATCAAGTGGGTCACCTTGTTTATATAAAACATCAAACACGGCCATGGAGCATTTAGGACATTTTTCTACCTGACTTGGAGTTTGTTTCTTAAACTTATAACCACAATGCTTGCATTCAAAGATTCTCCACTTAAGAAGATAGTTTGGAAGTATTAAATCCATTTTTTTAATTATACACAACTGAAAAATCAGGATTTAACTAACTTTTTTATTCCATGGAATTCTACCTTTTAAAGAAAGTGATAGTTTTCTTTTTGACTCTTCACTCATTGGAACACCTTTATTCCATGGTGTTTGCCCCATGTGAGACAAAGACAGTTTTTTTCTTGTAGCCGCTGAAGCTTTAAGACCCCTGTTCCAAGATGGCTTGCCTCTAACAGCAGACCACAATTTTTCCATTCTTTCTTTAGAGTAAGGCCCAGCTCTTTTGTTCCATTGATCTTTTTGAGCATGGCAACTTTTGCAAATCCACTCCCAATCGGTAATTGACAATCGATACTCTCGACTGTTGTTTGAAAGTTCTAATTTTTTAAGTTTGTTGCATCTTACGCAGCGTTCAGGTTTAGGAACATTTTTCTTGGCCCACCTGTGAATTTGCTGATATAAAGCTGGATAATCGTTGTGTAATGCCACCACCAAAACAATATAGTTTTATCATAGTTTTGTCAAACTACACTAATTAGCCCCCCTATTTTATTAGAGGGGCTAATTAGACTTATAGATATAAGCTCAAATTATTCATCATCTGAGCGAACGTCTACCGCGAATTCAGACCTATATACCCCATAGCCCCATAGGGCATCAGTAGTAGCAAGAGTACCGAGATACTCCTGTTTGTATTGGAACTGCATTCTAGGTTTAAGTTGTACTGCCATTGCAAATGCTTCCTTATGGAACATCAAATTGTGAACCACATCAGAAGTACCAGCTTCTTCAACTAAGTTGGTGGTCATGTACACGTCTAGATTGAAAATTCGGCCTACAAAGCCATTTTTACCAATCTGTTCTACTACACCATCTCTGGTTGGTAGTCCTCCAGAAACCAAAGCTCCTGGCATTCTTCCTGTAGCATCGTATCGCATAAATTCACCGATATTTCTAAAGTGGTTTAGACCTGCTGGCTTGATTACCAAAACACGCTCAGATTGAGGTGCGTTAGCGTCATCAAGGAACTGCAAACCTCTTGCAATAGAAGAGATGGCTAGATCGGTTGTAGAGTTTCCAACACTCTGTGTTAGAGAGGTGTAAAGCCCTGCAAGATCGGAATCCATCTTTTGACCTATCGCATAACCAGCTTTTCCTGAGTATTGGTCAAGAATATCGTACTTAGATTGTACTTTAAGCCTATCTTCAACCAAGTAAGAGCTTTCAAAATGACGGTCGATGTTCATTGTGAATTCTGATTCGGTTGGAGCGTTTAAAGTAACTTGAGTATTAGCTGCTTTTGCATAAGCGGTAATGTTACTTACTTTTGGACGGTGAATCTTGTCACCACCATCAGCAACATCCTCATCCATTCTCGTTACGAGATTAGTGAGAACTAAAGCTGCTTCAGTGGCTCTTTGAGTTTCACGAGACCAAACTTCAGGCAAGAAAACATCACCTGTAGTAATTGTTTGTTGATTTGATCCTAGTGCCATTAATAATTCACCTCCTTTGTTTAAGTGGTTTGTGAATACACAAACTCAACAAAGGGCTGTGATTGGGGTTAGCGTCCTCTTAGCTTGCGAAGTATATCTAATCTGCTCTTTTCATATTCAGCAGGTGACATAGATTTGATGTGGTCTACTGATAAACCAGTTTCAAAACTTCTATCGCCTCCTGATGGTCTTTCAGAAGAAGGTGGATTTACCGATGATCTCTTTTTTGCTTCGTGTGAAACGATTGCATCAAAGTGCATTGATTTGTAAGCCTGTTCGTAGTTATCTCCAAAGCCATTTTCTTTTGCGTAGGATATAACTTCTACAGAATCAAAAGCAGGTAGTCCATTAGATCCGTTGTACTTTTCTCCTAATGTCTCAAGCTTAATAGCTCTTTTTTCTGCATTTGAGTTTGCCTTAACATCATCAATTCTTGCAAAACCTCTTCTTGCTAGTTCTTTCTCTAACAATGCAATTGCTTTTTCTTCTTCAGCAGATAGACCAGATTCACCACTATTATTTATCGAGTTATTTTTAATCTGATTGATTTCAGATCTTAGAGATTCAATTTGCTCACGCAATTCGTTTCTTTCTTTAATAACTTCTTTAAATCGAGGGTGTTCTGGAGTAAGAGCGTCAGAGGGTTTAACTGCATCATTATTGACGACCACTTCAGATACTTCAGCCTTTTGTTCAACTTGTGTATTTTGGTTGTCGTCCATGTTCTTGCTTTTTTACGCTGTTATCGGTTGCGAACCGCGCTATCAGAAGTAGGACACTTCTACATAAACATAACACTCACTATGAGTGATTGTCAAATTATTTTCCTTTTGACCTCATTTTTCTTGCAATGTATTTGTCTGGGGATTCAAACATGGCTTTAATACCTGTCTTGATGTCTTTTAAAGTGAAGGGTACATATTCAGCTTTTTTTCTTTTCTTTTCGTTTTCTATGGCTAGAAGCTTACCACCCATTCTAGGTTTAGCAGCGTGTTGTGCTGCTTTGTTTGACCTGTCGTATAAGGCTTGTACTGTAGACATTATTTGTATTTTTTACTTAACCTGTTAACTAGCTTTTTACCTTGTTCAATTGTTGCTTTTAAGCTAGCACCTATAGGGTCAACAGGTGTCATCTTTTTGTCTGCAAGACCTTTTAGGCCGCCCATTTTCCCCATCTTTCTAGCATTTTCTTTAGCAACATTCTCACGGGCATTTTGAAGTACCTTTTTCCTCATATCTTCTTTAGTGTATGACTTTTTGTTCATAAATAAATTATATATTACTTAGACATTAGATACACCAGCAACACTTTTGATGTTTGCCTTTAACACCCCTGCAACTGATTTGAGACTAGCAATTGCTACTCCTGCAACCGATTTAATGTCTGAAGCTGCTGCGGTTCCAATAGTCCATTGTGGAGTAACTGTATAAGTACCAAGAGCAATTGATTGATCATTATCAGCATAAAGTTCAAGCTCTGATAGCTGCACAATGGTTGCTGCACCATTATTTAAGCTTACATTGAGTCTGTAGTACTCATAAGCTGTTTGGTTACTTGCACAAGTGTATTCTTTCCTCAAGTTTCTGGATGCAAAGGTTTCACCAGTTCTACTGTCAACATCTGTCCAAGTACTGTTGTCGTTTGAGCCTTGAAGCTTCCAGTCTTTAGGGTCACGAGGAGCTTCATCGTTTCCTGAAGTTAAAGCGTACTTGGTTACTGCATACTTATTGCTACTGGCAAACTGATACTTGAGCCATGGAGTGGTGTTATTGGCTAGCCATTTGCTTGTATAACTTCCATCAAAAGCCTTTGCCGCCCCCTCAGAAGGGAGGTTTTCATGAGATGCACTAGCTGTACCTCCAGTACAAAGGTTGTCTGTGTAGCCTGCTTGATAGATATAAACCCTAAACTCATATATTCCACTGTCTACTGCTGCTGCATTAGCGATGATTGCCCATTCAAGCTCAGTGTAATCGTCAGTTGTGACATCTATTGTGTCTGATGGATTCTCATCATCTTGTATACGGCCTGTAACGAAGTCTGAGGTGGTCTTACCACTTGGAGCGGTTAGTTGTGCAGTTGTAGATGCTCCACTTGCTGCAATATTACTAGAAGGGCTTAGAGTGAAGGCATCAGTTCCAGTGTTAGGCATTTTAAGCCATGTACCATCTGTAGTTTTTTTGTAGTAAAGACCAAACCTTTTAGTGCTTGGATCACCTGTTGCGTTTACAAGAATGCGAAGCCTTGCAAGTGAACTTTCAGCTCTTGTTATGTTTGTATCTTGAGATGCTAGCCATGTAGCGGTAGTTTCACTCCCGTCATCAGCCCTGAATCTAAATCCTTCCTGTTCAAAAGAAGCTCCCGAATCGTAATCAACTACTACCCATACCTGAGTAACAGCTTGACCACCACCTGTAATCCTTTTCATTCCAGCCTCTAGGCCATCAATATTTGACCAAGTCCAACCTTCGTTAGTATTGGGGTTTCTGTACCAAGTGTGGCTTTCTTCATGATATGAAGTGTTGTTGTAGACCCTGTTGTTAGAAAAATAGTCAGTGCTTCCAGTTCTTAAAGCTAACTGAACAGTGTTTGATACTGGATCAAGACCTTTTGTGTTTATGTAAACCGTGACTGAGTTGATAATTCCTGTTTGACCACTAGAGTTTTCCAGAGCAAATGTAGCTACTCTATTGTCAGTAGGAGTGTAAAGCCTTGTCGTATCACCATCAGAAGAAGTCTCGTCAACTCTTGTGTAATCACCACCTTCAGCATCCCAACCTTGCTGGTTTCCTGCTGCATTCGGACGTAGTGTTAATGTTGCCATGTTATTTTACAAATACTTCTCCAGCAGGTTTACTTTTAAGTCCAAAGTTTGAAAACAATAGACTTGTATGTTTTGATCCACAATTAGGGCATACAACATCTGGGGTAACAACTCCACCTGCTGCAATAGTGTAGTTATACAAGCTCATATGCTGAAAACAGACTGAACACCTAAAAACTGGTATCTCTTGGTCTTTGTTGCCGTCAAAATAAGGCAAGTTGTAGTAACCGCCTACTTTAGGGTTAACCTGAGTAGGAAGTCTCTTAGAGGCTATGTAAGCTGCTTTTGTTACAGGTTCGGGCTTCATGCTACTACTGTTTGTACCAAGCTTGGATTAAACATCCACTCGTCAGCAGTTATTGCCCATCCCAAGACCTGTACAACATCATCTGTCCCACTTGGGGCTGTTTGGGTTACTGCACCTGCTGTGGTTGATAGGTAAATCAAGCCACCAATAGTAAATGAGTAAGTACTATCGTCTCTAATTACTCCATTAAGCATAAAGTTCCCAGTAGCATTTGAGGCAATAGTCCCCGTAGCAATTGCGACTGCACCACTTGTAGCTATCGCGTCTGCATCAGCTTTTGCCATCTTGCCTGCTGAGTTCATATAGCAGACATCACCAAACACCAAGTTTTCTGCTGCTGTAAATGGTCTAATCGTGCCGCTTACGCTGTCATCGGCTACCGAACTGTTTAACAAGTAATTATTAGCCTTAATGTTTCCAGTAACATCTAGTTTCTCAGTAGGGGCATTGTTTCCGATACCTACCCTGTCAGTGCTTGCATCTACAAATAAAAGATTAGCGTCAGTGTCACCCTCTACCCTTACATCAACAGCGCTTAAACCACCCTCATTTACAACAATTCCCGTTCCGTTTACTATCCTCATGTAGTCTTCTTTTGTCGTGCCATCAAAGAAGTCGAATACAAATGGCCTATACACACCCGTACCCCTCTTTTGTACTCTTATGCCATATTGTGTTTCACCTGAATACCCGTTGTTGTACAAATCCAAAAACTCTCGGTTAGCTCCATTGCTTGCTAAAACTCTTGTAAGAGCGAGGGTTGCCTCTTGGTCTCCACTCACAGTGCTATCTGGAGCTTTAATCTGTACTAATGTCCAAGCATCCTCAGACCCAACAGAATTGCCTCCATCTCTTTGCAAGGTAAGAAGATAATCCGCATCTTGTTCCAAAAAGTATTCAGAAGAATTTGCCTGAGTTTTTCCTAGTTTTAGCAAGTTTCCATCTGTAATTCTAAATGGTTCGCTCCAACTAACCCCATCATTGTGGTTAAAGGCAAAGTCGCCATCTGCTTGCAAGGCAAACTGCCATTTTCTTGTACCTGCACTGTTCCATAGTTCTAAAGCGCTAAAGTTATCGCCATCGGATGCCCCTTGAAGTCTTGCGTAAACAGAATTACTTGCGTTTTGTGCGTGCAAATCTACACTTGCTGCACCACCAATACCCAACCTGTTGTTTGTTTTATCCCAAACAAGAGAGGCATCCGCTCCTAGTGAACCACCATCATTGAATTGAATTTGTGTGTCACTCCCCGCTGGAAGTGATAAATCTGTCCTTAACTGAGCCATAGTGCGATTTGTCCAAGCTCCAGCCTTGCGCTGAATAACGTCATCATTAGACGGAGAGAGTGCTGCGATTGCTCCTAAATCTGCATCGTAAGCCTGTACTGATACACCAGTAGCGGCTGTTATTCTTGCATCGGCTGCGGTATTAAAGTCTGAGATAGTAGAGGCAGTTTGAGTTCCAGTGTGATTGGCACGATTTTTTAAGTTAGCATCAGTATCATTAGCAGTTGCCCCATCGGCCACATTAATCATTGTTCTAACTGTTGCTGGGGATAATTCTTCTACATCACCAGCTCCTGCGGTACTTCTTCCAAGAATCCTGCTTGTAGCACTAACATTCTGCATCTTGGCGTAAGTAACCACATCATTGTCTATTGTCCAAGTTGCACCTGAAGCTGAGACTGTTATGTCACCTTTGTCACCGTCTGAGACACCGCCACTACCACCTGATGATGCAATAGTTACATCGATCTCATTGTCTGTAGGGTCATCGGCTACTGTGAGGGTTACGTTAGAACCTTCAATAAAGTTAATTCTTCTTCTCTCAAAATCACTGCCTGTTGAGTTTTTCCTAACAACAGATTTTTGTGCTTTAGTTACGCTCATGTGAAGTATGTGTATCTAACACCATCCCCATTTACAGTACTGTCAATGTAAATATCAGCTAGATTGTCTATATCTAACTCGAAAGTGTCTCCAGCGCTCAAAAGAATGCCTGTACCAGTAGCTACTGTTGCATCAACTCCCGATGATCCTACTGCAATTAGTCCAGTATTATCTGTCTGGGCCTGTATAACTACTCTCTTGCAGGTTGTGGATGAAGCTAAAACTACATCAGTACCAGCCGTAGTTACAGTTTTGACACCATGACCAATTCCTGTGATTGGGTTAACAGTGGCTTCTACTGTTAAAGCAGACCCGTCAGGATTAGAAATTGGCACTGCGCGCTCACCACTGCTAGTTTTAACAGTTGGAACGTTGCCACCGCTTGCAGTAAAACCTTGTACTAAGTTGGTAAGTTGATTAATAAACTTCTCTCCATCTGAAAGTCTTACAGCAATAGGGTTTTTGGCATCAGTAGGTAGTTTAAATTCACTTGCTTTAGCTGGCTTTAGCTTTTCAGCCATCAAAGCTATGTTTGATACCAACTTTTCAAAATCAATGAAGTTGTTTGTGTTTGACTTGATAAGCTTTTCAAGCTTTGTAGAAAGTGTTTTCTCTATAGCTTCTAACCTTTGAGATTGAGTTTTGCTGTTATCTCTAAGAGTTTGGTCAATATCTTCAAAAGCAGCCTCGATATCAGTGCTATCAATCATTAAGTTTTTGTTAGTAAGCTCGGTGATTAGCTTTTTAAAACCTATGACAACAAGGTCATTAAGTTCCTGTAGGTTTTCTTCAACAATTGGCTTAAGTTCTTGTGTAACAGTTTTCATAACCTCTTGAGAGGTGTCTGGAAGCATAAATTCAATAGTTTTTTTGTCCATATATTATTCTGGCATCGGTACAGGCATATCTTCAATTGGCATTTCAGCTCCAAGGCCTTCAGGGCTAGGTTGTTGCATCTGAGCTTGTTGTGCTTGCTCTTCCATCATCTGCTGTTTCATAGCTTCAGCAAGGTTTTCATCGGCTATTCTTTGCATAATATCGTCACTGTTTGGAAACTCTAAGAACTGGAACATAAACTTAAGTGGCATGCCAAGGCTAACCAGCTCTTTAAGTAAGGCAAACCTAGCTGCTTTAGTCTCTCCAAACTCGCTTGTGACACTTACCTTAACTTGGTTATCAGCGGTTACTGATAGGTAATCAAGATATGCACCATTTTCTTCTGAGTAAACTTTTGGCCCCTTAGCATAGTTTTCACCAACTACTCTGATTTTTTCTGAGTCATCTGGGCCATAGTTAGCTAGCATGTCAAAACCTTCATCCTCAAATAAAGCGTACATCTTGAGAATCATTTGTGCCTCTAGTGCCAAAGCATCCTCAAAATTGTCTCTAAGGTCTGAAATGTTGTTGCTGTCACCTGCTTGCAAAGCTTCTACTAAGTCACCTGATGCACCAGCGTAAGGCTGTCTACCCTGAGAAGCATCGTTTTGGCTACCAATAACTTGAATTGCTTGATCAGCATAGTTAATTTGCCATTGAATTAGAGGGTTAATTGAAGGAGGAGTTAGGGCATTAACTGGTTTTCCTGGGTTATATCGGACAATCTGGCCTTCTTTAGCCATGACAACATCAAAACCGCTACCTTTTGGCACTTGCCATCTACCCCTGTTTACAATGTGGTTGTATTCCAAAAGCTGCTCATTTAGAAGATTAAGCATCCTTTGAGGTGAGAGGATATGTTTAATGTGACCATCGGGGTATAGATGGTTAGCTTTGACTTGAGCATAGTAAGGAATAAAAGGATATTCTGTAAAAGGAGTCTCTTCTTTTGAAAGAATCTGATTGTCAGTAAACATACACCTGTTTACAGTTCCACCTAGTTTGTTTGGCTTGTCTGTTCTGTACCAGCACTCATACCCTACCATTGTTTGCTCTTCTGGTCTTTGTGGATTGTTGTTGCTGTTTCTAAGCTCAATTTGCATTGCAAGCTCTTTGTATCTATCAAATGCAAGCTTATTGTCTGGGGATACATCAGCCTCTGGAAACTTTTTTCTCCAATAACCTACAGTTCTTACTATTGGTTTAATAATAAATGGCACATCTTCAAACTGTCCGCTTCTAGCTCCTAGTAGTAGGTCGAATGGCTCAATTGTCCATCTAATGGATACCTTGTTTTCTTTGTCATACCCAATTTGTCTGTAACCAACTCCATAATCAACACCAAGTCCAGCCCATTCTTTGTTTATCTTTCTTGAGTTGTTTAGCCTGTTGTCTCTCTCAAGTAGCTTTTGCGCCCTTCTAGCATAGTTTCTAGCCCCTTCAGACTGATCAACTGGGTCTACTTCTATTTTTGGTTTATGACGTGTAACAAAGCCTTTTACAGCACGGCTAACTGCATAAACTTTATTAATAGGATAGTTGATTGAGGAGTTCTTCTTGGTGACTCTAATGACATTATCTTCTGGGCTACCCTTTATGTCGTGGTTGCCTTTAATAAATTGGTCAATGACAAACCATTCCCAGTGTTTTGCTCGTGAGGCCTCTTCAGCAAAAGCTAGCCAATTTTTAAGTACGTCATGGCTTACTTCCCCTGTTTTTTGTGATTCAACTTTTTTTTCTTTCATTTCTCAAGTGGTGTAATAGTGTCACTGTCATCAAACTCCACCTTAATAGGTTTACTGTGATCTGGCGTAAAGTTCTCTAAGGGCTGGAATTTATCTTCTGTATTAATATTATCAGTCATCGGAGGGTTTATAAATGGAAGCTTAAAAGGAAGGCTTATTTGACTATTTGTTATGTGAAGATATAGAGACAAAATTATGACTAAGCTGAATAGAATAAGTAGGCAAGTAAAGGCGATTAGGAGAGTAGTTAAAAGCTGCATATATTAATCATACAACGAACTGGTGTTTAATGGTGAAAACACGTCATCGTCTTTGTCTGTCTCTTCTATTTTAGGAGGCCCAAAAACAATAGGTTGACCTGGTTTGTAAGGTAAGACTGCTGGAGCTTCTGTTTTAGAATAAAGAAGATACCTAAAACTATCTACAACGTGATCATTAATCTTTCTAACTGCTTCTGGATCTTCTCTCTCACCTGATGCACTTGAAGCTTGCTGCTTCCACTGATATTGCATAAGCTCATCCACCGCTGCTGTATTTCTAGGGTGAATGACAATCTTGTCTGCTTGAAAGAGTTGTCTAACGTGATTAATTCCAGCTATTACATCATTGTTTGCAGGGACAATAGGAAGTCCAGCCTCTAAGTATTCATCAGCTATCGCCCAAAACTTGTAATCAACTAAGCTTTGTTGTGTTTTACTCCAACCTGCTGGATCAGCATAACCAGTCCATTTGTCTAGTGGTGCGTACTTAAGTAGCATATCTTTAATGTTTTCAGCGTGTACCTTGGCTGTTACATTCTCTCCACCTAGTTCTTTGTATGTATCAAGTAAGTAATATTTGCCATCAGGTTTAGCTACAGTTGCAGTTGAAGCAGTCCAGCCTCTAACAGCGAAGTCTAAGCCAAAAATATACTCACCATTTTCATTGAAAGTGTGTTCAAATTCTTTAATATGCTTAAGTTGATCAAACTCTCTATAGACTAATCCTGTGAAGGTTGTGAACTGAGCCATGTATTCTTGATTCCAGTAATCAGGGGTAACATCAGCTCTAACGCTTTCTAAGTAATCTTTAGAGAGATGTGGATTATCAAGCGATGTGAAGGTGTGGCTAGACCAGTCTTTGCTGTTGTTTTCTCCTTTGAGGTAGAGCCTGTGAAAGTGGTTGTAACCGTATGGAGTAGAGATAAACAGTGCCTTACCCTGTCTAAAGGCTAGTGTTGCCATAAGTACTGCTTGCCAACCCTCATCAAAGTTTCTCATTTTGGCCACCTCATCTAGTACTAAAAGATCAAACTGAGTACCTCTAGCAGTTTCAACAGATTCCCACCCTTTTAATACAATTTCAGATATGCCTTTATCTTGTGTGTACACCTTAAGCTCTAGCCTAGTTTCATTAGGAGTGTCTGCAAGAATAGGAGCTGCATGCTTTTTAAGTAAGCTCCAAGCAATTTCCCTAGCTTGTCCATGAGTTGTAGCAAAGTAACCTACTCTTCTGTCAGATTTGGCAAAAGCACAAGAGATCATTTCCCATACTGAAAGGAAGGTCTTACCCCACTGCCTACCACAATTGACTACCCTAAACCTTGTAGTGTCACTCGCTACTATCTTTTGTGTCTGATGATATTCCATAAGAAACCATGCTTTCTGAGGGGACTGGGAATATCACAGGCATTCCGTCTTTCCCTGATATCTCACTTTTTTGTAAAGGCATTCCGTCCATGTATTGCCACAAGGTCTTAATAGCCGTTACGTCACCTTTCATTGCCATATCTAATATCTTTTCTCCTAAAGCTCTTTTTATTTCTGGTTTTTCATCCATCATCGCCTTAATGGTGTCTGTAATAGAGTGTTCTTTTCTAGGCCTACCATTAGGATTACCAGACATACCTGGGATAAACTTGCCCTGTTCATCCCTGTTAGATTCCTGTTTTACAGGAGCCTTATTATTGTCTTCCATAGTTTATTCTACTATAAGTTAAAGGTGTTGGAGTGTCCGCTTGTTATTAATTTTTTGTATGCTTCGTAAGCTTTAAAGGCTTCTTCAATTTTTTGATATCTACCTAAAAAAATTGTTTTGTAATTTACGGTTATTTTAGCCATCCATTTTTTTCGCTCTTTATCCCATGTAACCCCAACTTTTTTAGACAAATTAAACATGTTTAAAGATCTAGTCACAACTCTTAAATTTTTGCGGCTGTTGTTTAATTTGTCTCTGTCTATGTGGTCTATGTCCATCTTTCCTTTGTAATTTAAAATAAATCTATGCATTTTAATTTTAGTTTTAGTTTCTACTGCATATCCGTAATGGTCTTTATACCAACTTAAATTATTAACCCTAAAATAATCTTGATCACTCACTTTACTAAAGCCTCCGTTGTTAAGTTTGATTGTTTTCATGTATAAAAAATGAAAGGTTCTGGAAAAGTGGGGGTTTTGTAGGGAGAATTCTCAGTCCCTGATACATAAGTGCTATGTACTACTCCAAAGCCTGAGTTTTTAACCATGTCAGTGTCTGTTATGGCTAACCTTCTGTTATAGCTAGCTTTTAAGACTTGGTGATATCCATCGTCTAGTTTCCAACCTGTCACATCTTGTGCATCTGATGCTCTAAAGATGTAGATAGAGGAAACAAAGTCATTAACCTCTTTTAATCTTTCGATAGTAGCTTGTACAACAAATCTTTTGTCATTAGGGTCATAATTTCTGTAATCAAAGAATGATATAGCTGCAATCTTAGGGTATCTGGCTAGGTAAGTAGTTCCAACTTCTAACCATGTAGGGTCAGTGAACTCTAAGTCTGAGTCTATCTTAACTATGTATCTTCCTTCTGCTACTCCTATACAGTTAGATAGTGACTGGCCTACTCCTCTATTGTTTCCATTAACCATAACAAGTTTAGATATCTTGTTTTCATTAAGGAGAGAGAAGAGGTAGTCTCTATTTTCTCTTAGGTTATCAGCGTCTAGGTTCACTATAAGCTCGTAAGGAAAGTTTTTGGTGTTTTCCAGTATGCTTTGCAGGCAAATCTTAAGCCTGTCTGGTCTTTTGTATGCTAATACGCATAGGCTGGCAAAGTCTCTCATTTGTATCCTGTTGTTTTTCTCCAAAGTTGTGAAAATGCTGGCTGTCCTACTTTACCTTGATATTGCACCCATCCGTAGCGAATTTCTGGGTATTTAAGCTCCCACACCTTCTCAAAGTCAGTAGATAGGGTGTCGTCTACTATTTGAGGGTTGATGTTGTGAATATGAGCAGGGTGAGGGTGAGTAATGGCGTTATTAATAGCATGCAAATGAGCAAAGTATGCCCCTGGCTTCATAAATGCCTTAATCATGTAAAGAAACTTAATAGGTGATTCAAAGTGGTCTAGTGCGTTAGTCACGATTACTAGATCAGCTTGAGGGATTAGTTGAGACAAATCTTCTCCTTTAATTGCATTGATTGATACATGGCTGAAGTGTTTTTTGTATTCATGAGCTAGGGGGTCGAATAAAGCACGCATCTTATTAGGGATTACTGAGCTAACCCCTCCCATTGGGCCACAACCTATGTCAAATACAACCATATTGGAGGTATCTATGTGGTGTAATCCCATCTGTCTAGCAAGTAGTGGATATCTAACTGTTTCTCTTTGGATTTTTTCTGCTCTCACTAGGGGATCTTCAATAAGCCAAGTTTTAGCCTCTTCTTTTAGGGTCTGAGCGTATGGTGACTCTTCAACTTTTTCTTTAGGCTCAGTAAAAACAGGGATATTGACCTTTTTCTTGACTATTTTTGCCTTTTTTCTGGGCATAAATCAATGTATCAGAAATATGGTTTTACTTCAACATAGTCAAATCGTCCGTTTGGTTTGTTTGGGTACATATCAACATGAATATGCTCAGGAAAATCTGGGGCTAGTCTAGCCGATACATGCCAAAACTTACCGTCTAAATATCCATGGGGGTCGTGACCTTCAGACGGAACTTGAAAGAATCCAAAGGTGTCTACTTCAAATGCAATCTTGTGATCTGGATGTATAAAAAATGCTGGAGTGTTAGCTCTTGGTACTTCTATATGCAAACAGCCTTGAGGTTTAACAACTCTCCATGCTTCTGAGACAACATGAAACAACTCCTCTGGGTACAAGTGTTCAAATACATGGATGGCTTGAATAAAATCAACTGAGTCGTCTTCAAAAGGTAACTCATCTTTTCCTAAATTGATTACATAATCAACATAAGGAAAGGGTCTAACATCTACTCCTACCCAAGTTACACCATCTTCTACTGGTTTTTTGAGGCCACAACCTAAATCTAGCTTCAAGGGGTTAGATGATTCATGTAAAAACCTCTTAGGCTTCCCCACTTCTTGTTTTGATTGGCTATCATTTGCTTGTTCTCTTCGTACAGAAGTTCGTGATTGTAGTCCCCGTGTGCTGCCTCTGGTGGTCTTTGATGCCATTGATGAAATACTACCATATCGTTACAAACAACATGAGACACTCCTGACATTCCAAGTCTATGCATAAGGTCATTGTCATCATTACCCCAAAACTTAAACCTTTCGTCCCACCCACCAACCTTGGTCAAGTTATCTTTGGTGGTTAATGCAAAAAATGGGGCTTGAGAGTTTTCCATTTTGTTAGCGGTTTCAAAGCCTGTCTGGTTATCTTTTTCACTGTATAAAGTGCCAGCAACTATAAACTGCTTATCGTTTGATATAAGCCTCTCTGAGGCCTGAGTGATACAAGGGGTGATGTGAGTGACCTCTGGGTCATTAATTGCAATCCAAGGGTTATTACAAAGCATCAGAGCCATGTTTTTAGCTATAGAGCAACCCCTGTAATTAGGTTCGTTGGTGTTCACAAACTGCCAAGGTATGTTTTGTGATTTAAGAAAGTCTATCCACCCTGCTCTCTCTTCTGCCTCTTCTATAACAACTAGCTCATCACTTGGTGTTAGTTGTGATGCTATTGAGTTGTAGCTATTCTTAAAAAGTCTGAGCCTAGCCCTAGAGGTGAGAATGACTGAAATATTAGGCCTCATTTTTGAATGATTCTGTCCATTCTTTAGGAGGCTCCCAATCTATTCCGTTCTCTCGCATTATTCTGCCTGTCTCCTTAATCAAGTCTACTTTGTGCTTGTCATCAATATATTTGATCATAGGTGATATGTCTGAGGTTCTGCTTTGTGCAATCGGATGAGGGTTATGCCAACCTAATAGTCCTATGTCTAAAGAGAAAACTGCACCTGATTCCCATAAAGTTAAGCCAAACTCTCCATCCTCCATTCCTGATGTGACACTTTCATCATACCCACCAGACCTAATAAACATCTCTCGGCTCATCATTAAAAGCCCTCCCCAGCAAGCTAAGGCGTAACCTATACCGTGATTGACCTCATAAGGCTCATGTTGCATAAAAGAAGCCCTGAATCTTTGATCTTCTACATAGTTTTTAATGTTTTCTGCAAACCAATTTTTATTAGCAGTAGGATCTATTGTTTCACTCAGCCAATGATAAGGCCCAATAAGTACCCTGTTTTTTACGGCATGCGCTCCCCATATGTCTCTTGCTCTTCTTAGTCTGTCTGGGGGTAAAAGGATGTCACTGTCTAAAAACAATATTAGTGTTGATGTAGGGTCTGCTTGT